AGCATTACATATATCTTTAGTCTTCTTGGTTAGTCTTTTTATATCATTTTTCTTTTTATACTGTTCTTCTATAGAGTCTCTTAATGAAAAATATTCTTTTAAAGTTTCTCCTATAGATGATACTGAGAAATTTTCAGTTTCAGAAGCTTCACTAACTGATGCTCCAATCGGGCCTACATTAACTTTCTTAGGGGCTTTCGTTCCTGTTGGTCTTCCACCCGCGTCAGTAGTCTTTTTCATTAGAGGTTCATATAAACCCTTATCTTTAAATGATTTATACATTTTTTGAGACTCAACTGAATTTTCGTTAAGTGGTAGTTCGTGAGAATTAATAGCATCAAATAATTCCTCTGGAGTTAATATTCCAAGTTCAGCTAAACGAGTATATATCTTCATATACTCAATTTCCTCTTTGAGATTTATCTGTTCAAATGTTACTTCTGGTATTTCCTGGAGCCCCAATGTCTCAGCAATCCTCTTCATTTCAGGTTTTAAGAAATAATTAAGATAAGCTTCTCTAGCTTGATTTAATCTTTCTAGGAAGACCTGGATTTTAACCATTGAGTTTGCAAACTTCTCATCACCCCAGAAGATATTCATCAAACCATTCGCTATATCTTCATTAACTACTTTATATTTCTCGGAACCGAAAATCTTAGCTAAATCAGGAATAATAAACTCTCCTTTAGTAGTATAGTCCGAGACTAAAACTCGACCAACACTCTCAGAAGAGAATAGTTCTGTTAATAGTCCTATTAATTCGTTATTCTTAGCTGCGCTTCTAGTTTCATCACCGGCAGTTATAAGTAAAACAGAGTAATCAACAGTTCTAGCTATAACCTGTTCAGCTTTCTTGAATTCTAATTTTAGATTAATATCTGGAAGCACAGCGTAATACATAGGAACAGCCATAGATTCATAATCTTGTTTTCCACAGAATATAGCTGTTAGTTTTTCTTGATCTAAGTCAATCACTACATCACTTCCACTCTTTACATTTCTTTTAGTTTCCTCTGGTAATGAATTAAAAAACTCTATCTCCTCTGCTGTCTTAGGATTCTTGAGCCTTTCTCTTTCATAACTATTAAGAACCTTTTGATATTTAGCGTTTACAAAAGATGCCGCACCCTGGCATTTAACATCGCCTGGGTTTAAGATAATATACCTTAGTGGTATAGTTTTAGATGATTTAGATACTACTATCTTCTCTTCTTTTGCTCTTGTTATTTTCCTATAATCATTAACGGTTAAATCGCCATCAAATCTAAATAGAAAGACGTTGCCAGACCTAAACCATTCGCGGAAGAATCTTTCCCCTAGTGACCATCCATTTATTTTCTCGTACCAAGCTCTAAAGAAATTAGCTGATCTTTTATTAGCACTTTTAAAATGTAGTTTTGAATTAGAGAATTCAGATTGTATATCAATTGTTGATCTAAATATAGCAACATTCCAATAAGCCTTTTGACATAACTCTATAGCATCTTTTATAGATACTCCATAGGGATTATCTTCAAAAGGTGAGACTCCTTTTCCTATATTATTTAATTCACCATTAACAGGAGACTTTATACTTGTATTATAAGTTCTTGATCCTTTAACATCTTTAGTAAAGAGTGAATTCTCTGATCGTGAAGCCATTGCGGCTAAATAAAAATCTTCTTGTTGGCTGTCACTATTCATATTTTATAGTTAATTATACGAAATTTTACACTAATTAACAATTTAAGACGATAAATCGCATTAACTAATCTATTTAAGGCGGAAAATCGAATTAACCGATCCATTTAGGGCGGAAAAGCTCATACTCTTCTTCTTCCTTTTCGTCTTGAAGGATATAGTAACAGTGCATAGCCCAATTACCTAATAATAAGGCTGTATAAGAGTCTCTTCTAGCTCTTGTCGGGCCTGTATTCATCTTAACATTTCTGGGTAAGTCGAAAGTTTGGTGCCCCGCAGAATTAGTAGATACTTCTATCATTGTTAATTCTTTTTTAGTTTGTTCCATCATGACATTTAAATGGTCAGCGAAATCTTCTTTCAATCCCTTTTCACTTAACTTAAATTCTATGTTATCTCTATAATAAATATCTTTAATATTTAAAGGATCATGTATTATTTTTTGGAAATCTTTATCAAGGAATATTCGTGAACCAAAGGTTAATCTTTTATGTTCAATATTAGCTTGTAATGTTTCATTTGCTAATCTCAACCAACCAATAGCATTAAAGACCTGGGTATGAACAATTTTCTTAGAAGAGTAGCTGTAATTATTCTTTGTTTCTCTTATACCCTCCTCACCATTTAGATAATCATGTTCAAATAACTGAACTAAAGGTATATCTCTTAATATAGTTTGGGAATCTGATATAAATTTAGGTCCACCAGCATTATCAACAATAATATAATGGAAATCAAAACTCTTTAGTAAGTATCTCAAGTATAAAGCGTTCTTCTCTGTATTATTATTGCAAACAGCATAAGAATGAACTAATGTCCCGCCTTTTACGGATTCATTAAGTTCTATAACTGCCATTGCAAAGTTATCCGAAGTTTCTGATGCGTTATAGTTAGGGTCAATAGCTAATATATACTTCTTCCCAGGCTCTCCTCTTACTTTTATAACGGGATCTTCTCCAACAGGTATAGTCGCCGCTTCAACAGCTTTTAAATCATAATAACCACCAGAATCATCAACAAATAAAGCTCTATATTCTCTATCAAATTGTTGTTTAGATGATGTTCTTTCCGCTTCTTTAATACTCTTTAAATCTAATAGCCATGACGGAGCAGCCTCGTAAGATAATCTATATACCACATGGTTTACTTGTTCTACCTTAGGATTACTTATCATAGTAATATAAGGTTCATAGTTTTCTTTATAAAGAGCTTCAAATTTATAACTAGCAGAAGATAATCCTATTATTTTGTTATTGGGCATTTTAACCCTCTCTTCTTCTGTCATTCTTCCAGCAGCTATAAGTTTATCCTCTGCCTTTGAAAGCATTTCAGCCTCTGGCCCGCCTTGCTTAACAGTTAAGAACGGTCTAATAACAGTATTGATAATTTCAGACGGAACTAATAACAACTCATCAATAATCATCACATTGAAACGCTGACCACGAATCTTTTCTGTTAAGGGTAGTGCAGTTATAATTGAATGTCCCAGATTCATCTCGAAAGCATCTGTACTATGACTAACTCGTCCAGTTAGACACTGTCTTAGAAATTGACCTGTTCTCGGCGCGGTAATAAATTTTTCAACTTGCTTGAATATAAGTTTGCTTTGTCGAAAAGTACCGGAACATATACCTATCTTGCAGCCTGGATTAAAAATAGCATAAAGGATAATAAATAAAGAAACTGTAAAGCTCTTACTAAAACCACGGCCAGCGATCATAAGACAAGAATCTCTTATAAAGAAAGATCTGATAATAATATCCTGAATAGGAGCCAATGCGACTCCTGTTAATAATTTGACTGCAAAAGATGGGTTAGCTTTACAGAAAGTAGCAAACCACATCTGAGCTTCTTTCATAGGTATTTTACCCTCAACCTCAGCCAAAGCTTCGAGAGTTCCTTTTTTAACTTCCTTACAGTGTTCCCCTGGAATCCATGCCATATTAAATTAACTTTCTATCTTTTAAATATTCTAAATCTAAATCCTTTACTTGATCTTTTAATCTAAAAATCTTCTCAATTATTTGAGATGCTCTAAGTCTATTACCAGCAAATATAAATTGAATGTTGTCATATTTTGACATGATTTCTCTTATTTCATGAAATATATGAGCAGCATTTATTTTAGTTTTTATTTTAGTTCTAGGAGTATATTCAAGGGCTTCTATATAACTACCATCAATAACAACAACTAAATAAAAACCAAGTTCTACAGCTTTATCAATTTCATTTCTAAATCTGTCTATACCTTGACTTAATGTACCAAATAAATCTGGTATAGATTTTCTCTCAACAAATACGTTTGAAAAGAAGTCTTTAGATGGGCAGTAGTCTCCAGTAGGAAGCTTCATCGTTTCGTTTTTTAAAGTAAACATTAATGGCAACTGCTCTCTTGAATCTATAAATATCTTCATATCTCCAGGATGATAAACTGGAGTTAAAGAATAATTATATCTAGGTTTATATCCTATATTTTCAGCTTTATTGAAAAACAAATCTAAATTACCAAATAGTTTTTCTATACCTATATAAGAAGGTATTATTAAACTTTTTAATTCAACCTGGGAAGGTAGATATGAGGAATCTTTCCTTTCCCTTCTTTTTGATAAGAATTCGAGACAATACTCAGCGGCTTCGTCTTTATTACCTGGGTCTGAAGCCCAGAACGTAAAAGTTTCTCTATTATTAAAATCAGATGAAAAATACTGTTCGTAATTTTTATAAACAATAATATCCCCTGGAGAACCTTTGTCATATCTAGGATAATACTGGTAGTAGTAATCCTTTATAGACATATCATGAGCTTTTAAGTGTCTATGTAATCCAGCGACACCTGCAAAGCTTTTACTGCAAAATTTACATTCCATTAGAATTTAATTATTTCTTCTATACTCATTCCCCAAACTTCAGCTATCAATTCATCGAAGTTATCAATTCTCTTGATCTCTTCTTGGATTTCTAAATTTTTAGCTTCAGCTAATCTAAGTAGTTTCTTTCTTCCATTTTCTTCTTGAACAAGTTCAACGAATTTAGTTAAAGATTCATTTAAATTAGCTATATCTTTTAATCTTTCTGATCTTGAACCACTTAGACTTTGTTGTAATTGAGTGATTCTTCTTTTACATTCATTTGACTCTTTTGTTTTAGCAGATAAAGAGTTTGAAAGCGACATTGTGAATGTCCTACTATCTTCATCTTCTACAGTAGATTCACAGAGACGGTCATTTAATAAATTTATCTGTTCTGTAATGGTAACGTCTAATACATACTCATTACATAATGTAATATACATATTTGTTTCTTCTGCATTTAGATCTGGCTTATCATAAGTAGCTTTTACGAATTCACTTTCATACAAATCTCTTAATTTCTTTCGTCTTATAGAATTTGCTATTGCCAAAAAGCGAGGAGAGTGCATATTACGTTTCAAAGCCGCAATCCACTCACGTTTCCTAGAATCTAATTTAGTAACGTGTAGTTTTAAATTGATATCAGCCTTATTCATCTTTTCTATAACCTGGAAGTCTGTTTTTGGAGGTTCATAGTCACTCTCAACCTCCTCTGCTGTTATAGAATCCCCTTCCCATGGAACCCCTAAAGCTTTGGCAACCGCCGCAATTGTTTGAGATTCTTTTGCTAAATTGCTATCTGAGTTTGGATAGAATTGCCTGGCTATATCTATAGCTCTAATAACTGCCCCGTTATTTTGAATAAATTCTATCTGTTCTTCAGTAAGATCAGTAGCCTTTATTCCCTTTTTATATTTGACTAAAAAGTTCTTAACACTCTTAAATTGATCTGAATGTTCATCTAATGATATATCTTGGAAACAGTCCTGTGTTAATTTTAATAAATCAGTTCTTGTCGCATTCTTTTCAACAAATAATTGTTGATCTAAAGAAAGACCGTACCTATATTCATTTAAAATTCTATCTGCTCTATTTTCCTTGACATCAGTTTTTTTTCTACGACTCATAAACAATATCAAATTCAGTTACAGCTTCTTTAGCAATCTTTAGTATTACGCTTTTTATATTAAATATCTGTATGTATCCGGC